ATACCCAATAGTGCCTGGAATTCCTGACCAGGTACCTCCGATAGGTGCTGGGTTAGTAGAAGTACCTTGACTATTATATTCTTGTCCTTGAATGCCAGCAGTTGCTCTAATGACATCACTGCCTAAGTAGGCAAAATATGTTGGGCCGCCTTGGCCAACGCCATCAAGATATTGTTGGTAAGTTGTATAAGTGCTGCCACCGCGGCCAACTACAACTGTATAACTTTGTCCTGGTATTACAGTGTAATTATTAATATACGCTAAACCTCCGCCGCCTCCGCCGCCTGCACCGCCTGCCGCGCCGCCAGACAATGGCCTACTACCACCTGCACTGCCGCCGCCAATAGCAACAATAGATACAGATGTTACTCCTGCTGGGCACACCCACGTACCAGATGATGTAAATATTGCGTCAGTTGCGGTTGCCGTTGATCCAGTTAATAATTGTAAGATGATAGTTTCGTTAACAAATTCTGTTGTAAGATCTGCCCGCACTTGTCTAACTATAGTTCCAGTATTAGATGTTATTTGAACAGTTCCTGAATTAACTCCATCGGTGAAATCGTCTGCATTAGAGGTTCCTATATTTCTCCAAGATAATAAAGTTCCGTTTATGATATTATCAGTACTAACTGTATAAGTAACCGTACCGCCTTCATTTACTAATGTAACATTTGGTCGTATACTGTAACTCGGCGGCGGTACTGCATATGCTGAAGAATATGTCCAGCCAGATCCGCTGAATACTACTTGCGGATATGCAACCGCTACGTTTGCTCCGGTTGCAATGTACATTTGACAAAAACTATTTAAAGTTCCAGTCACTGGCTCAAATACTCTATAAGTCCCGTCGTTGCCGGCGTCAGTATAACTCCAACTTGGTGTAATAATTAACGAGCCGGCGGCAACCCTTGCATATAACTGATATTGATTAGGAGTATATAGCGTTGCTTCAACTAGTTTAGTAAAAATCAATTGATCTGATGTTGTTAAATTAGCATATCCAATATTAGTTGCAGGGGTTCCAGATCCAGTATTAGTAGTTGAAAAATTACTTAACTTTATTATTCCCATGGTCCTTAACAGCGTTTCCCATGAAGAATTTACTAAGGCACTGTCACCTGATGTTTGATAGTTAGTAAGTGATGAACTAAATTGAAAATTACCACCTGAATTAAAAAACCAACGAAGATTATCTGCTGATCCAAACTCAATCGTTAATGTGTGATTAACAGTACTGGTCCAGCCAGATAATCTGTTTGCTGTTATTAAAGTTACAAAGCTAGATTCGCCGCTAGGAGGAGTAATGTTTCTGTTATCATTGATCAAAGTTGCCATGCTTAAATATGCCGCACGATCTGACTCAGATAATCGAATATCAAGCGTAGGAAGACCTAAATTTCCAGATTCATCTACACCACTTTGATGCTGTCTAGCTTTAAGTAGATCGTTTCTCAACGAATTCCATTGTGTAACTGTAACTATTGAATGTTGGGCAACTTGGCTACTAGTAACCGTTTGTCCGTAACCAGAGTCGCCTGAACCTACGCCAAACACGGTGTTTATTATCGTTTGTATTTGATTGTAATCTAAATATTCTACCTTAGATCCGACGCCTGCTGCCATTAATGTCCCCTATTATATGTGTATTTATTATCAAAGTATTGGTACTAAAAAATACTTTAACTTACACATTTTTATAAATTAGTTGTAGAACTTGTTGGAGCAGTTACTGAAACATTTAATCCAGTAGCAGTATATGCTTGAACTAAACTAGTTAGTGTGCCGTCTGCTGGTTCAAAGAATCCATAATTTCCATCTTCAACATAACTCCATGTTGGTGTGAAAATAACAGAATTTCCAGACTTCCTTACATACAACTGATATTGATTAGGAGTGTATTGATTGCCTGCTTCGACTAATTTGGTAAAAACTAATTGATTTGTAGTTGTTAAATTATAAAAACCAATTGCCTGAGATGTTCCTGTTCCAGATGATGTAGTTGAATATGCATTAAAGCTAATAATGCCCATATTTGCTAGCAATGTAGCCCACGATTGATTAACTAACAAGCTGACTCCAGCAGAGTATCCTGTCATTGATGAACTAAATTTAATCGAACTTCCACTATTAAAGAAAAATCTGCTATTATCTTCCGATGCAAAAGTTATAGTTACTTCATGACTAATAGTAGTTGCCCAGGGAGCAGTTCGTGTGACCGTTTGTAATGTAGTTAATGATGCTTGAGAACTTGGAGGTGTTACTAATCTATTTGTAGTTATTAAATTAGAAAATGTGCTGTAAGCCAATCTGTCGGCTTCTCTAATACGAGTAGTAGTTGACGCAATAGATAAAGCTCCGCTTTCGTCTACAGATGTTTGATGATTACGTGCTTTCAATAAATCAGTTCTCAAAGCATTCCATTGTGCTACAGTAATCCTATTAGTTCTAGCAACTTGACTACTAGTAACTGTTTGTCCGTAACCGTAGTCTCCTGAACCAATACCTAATATACTATTAACATTTGATTGTATAGTATTATAATCGGTTGCTAAGATTGCAGTATTTACGCCAGCCATAATTGTTCCTTTATAATATTAAACATTCAACTAATTTAACTAAAGGATCAATGTTGCTTTCTAATGCTATAGCAAATGTGTCTGGATTGCTTGATCCTGCAGACTGCGCTGTGCCGTTTGCACCAGCAACTAAATGCTGACCTTTAACTATAGGACCGCTAACCTTTACTGGCACTCTGCCTTTCAATGCAATAGCTATTCCGTTTTCTAAATCTTTATTCATTAAATAAGCAGGATTTACAGATACTGGGCCAATTGCACGTGACCCAAGTTGACAAGCTGTTACTTCTTTTTCTCCGCCTATCATTACTACTGTACCTACATCGTATTCTGCATCAGCAAGATATTTTTCAGCTAAGTCTGCATAATTAGCTTGCGTTGCTACACCTGAGAATAAAATTGCCGAAAGAGTGCCTACTCCATCTCTGGCAGCAATAGTATTAATGCCTGGGTCTGTACTTGCAGATCTATAAACACCGTTAACAGTTAACTTGTCTGCTTGTTCAATTGTACCGTATATGTAATTTGCATATAAGTTATTAAACTTTAAAGTAGGTGAACCTAAGTTAGAAGTAAGTGTAACTCCTGGTACTATATCAGTACCTACTAGTTTCATTGGAGTTCTTTCGGCACTTGATACAGTTGTCTTAAAAACAATTGTATCACCCTGTTGATTGTAAATTGTTGGAGTAGTGGCACTATCATTAAACACCCGCAACTTAACAACTGGATTACCAACTGTATATCCTACATCAGAAAAATTAATTGATGAAGTGAAACTTGTTGCGCCAGCTAATACAAATGAACTGATATCATATCCGCCTAATCTTTCTGCGTTGGTTGCTGTTCCAAAAAATCTATGATTACTTGTAGTTTGCCCTAACAACGGGCCTTCTGAGTTAGTATAACATAAAGTAACACCCTGCCGAATTTTGGTAAACCCTGTAATTGCATTTACGGCGTTATTTAAAGTAAAATCGGCGTCAGCACTAACAGTAAATATAGTTTGTCCGTTTGAAATACCTTGTATAACTGCATGAGGTGATCCGTTAGTGTCTATTAAACTAGCAGAGCGCATCTGCGTTGTTGCTGATCCGGCAACACCTTGTGGGCCAATTAGTTCAAATCTAGTACCTGTCCATGCATGTAATTGTGTATTTGCTTTATCCCACCAAAAATCACCTTCAGATAATCCAGTTGGCGGAGTTGTTGCAACTTCTGCTCCGCCCGTTGTCTTAAATTTTGTTCCGTCGTAGAATTTTAATTTGTTATTAGAACTATCAAACCATACCTGCCCCGAAAGCGGGCGAGGAGGTTGCGTAGGGCTAGCAAAATTTTCAAGCAAAAATACAAGATTTTCATTTTGAATTTCTCCGTACCCTGCGTAGTTTTTTCCAATTAGTTTAACATCGAGCGTAGTATCAATAGTGCCGTCAGCAACTACTGTAATTTGTGCTCCATTATATCTGTTTATAGTGTATGCCATTGCGCTCTTTTCCTTATTTCAGTATTTATGCTATTTTGATGTTACAGCGGGCCGCCGTATTGCCATTCTTTTGTCTCGCCTACAGTTGGCGTTAAGTTAAATTGTTTGTATCTACTGTTTAAATCAGTGCCAGACTCTGGCTTGTCGGTGCAAATTAATCGTAGTATAGTACCGCTTTCGTGTTCTGTTGGTGGAAATATTCTTGCAAGTATACTTGTTGCAATTTGTGCTGGAGTTAACCCAGTAGTATCTGCACTTAGTCCTACTGATGCTTTTCTAACTTTGGTATCAACATAATTTTTATTGGCAGCATCATATATGTAATCAATAGCTGAACCATTTATTGGGTCAAATATTTCGCCTGGAAGAGCTGTTGCTACTCCGGTTATACGTTTGCCACCAACATTAACAGCTCCAGATCCGTTTGGAGTTAAGTTTATATTACCGTTAGCTGTTGTACTGGCTATAGTAGTACCACTAAGATTTAAATTGCTAACTTGCAAACTAGACAATGTTCCAACACTAGTTAAACCCGGGGCGCTTGCCACAGTTGTGCCTAAACTAGTTTGACTTAACACATCAAAACCATTTATTCTATACGCTTTATTAGTTGCTAGGTTAAAATGTTCTGAAGAAGTCCACGTTTCTCCAGTACTTGACCAAGTAAGTGTTTTATCTCCGTCTGTGCCGCCTTCCACTGAGATTCCGCCGCCGTTGGCTGTCGAATTTGAAGGTGTTGCAACCTTTGCTAATTCAATTAGTTTATCAGCTATTTCAACATTAGTAGTATTAACGGAAGTTAGATTCCCTTCAACCGTTAGACTGCCTCGAATACGTGCATCACCATTAACGTCTAAAGTTGCAGTTGGCAGTTCTGTATAAACCCCCATACGTTGAGTTGTAGCATTAATGAAAAAAGCGGTTGTTAGGCCGCTTCCGCTGAGTAAATTAACGCCAAAGTTTTGATTGCTGGTATTTGATTTAAACTGGAATATTGATGTTGTAGCATTTATTTCAGTGCTTGCACCTTCGCCTAGTACTAAGGGAACAGCATTTTGAATAGATATTGTACCAGTTGTTGCAGAGTCATCTAACGTTGACAAAAAGTTTGCGGCTGTGCGGGCAGTGCCATCTGCTGCCAGCAAAGAATCTGCTTGTGATGCAGAAACTTTAAATTTTACACCAGTTAATGTACTAACATTAAATCCAGTAGAAATACTTCCTGTAAATCCTGCAATGGTTGAGGCAGGGGTGAAAGAATCTTTACTAAAAATTCCTAATAAAGATTGTGCAACATATAGTTTCAAAATAGTATGAGAAATTCCAACAGTATCAATAATGTCTTCAGCATTAAATCCTGTTATTCCTTGAGATGATGTATACACTGGGCCTGCAAGTTTAGTTGATAATCCGTCATTAAAATATAGTTGTTGTCTAGTACTGTCAATCCAGATATCTCCAGCAGAAATTGAACTTGGAACAGTTTGAGAAATAATGGTGCCGCCACTTACTTTAAAATTATTTCCGTCATATACTTTTAATCTATTTTCAGTAGTATCAAACCATAGTTGTCCGGCTAGCGGGTACGGAGGCTGAGACGTGCTTGCAAAGTTTTCTAATAATTTAACTAAGTTTTCATTAATAAAAATACCATAACCCGAAAGATTTTTTCCTATAAGGGTTAAGTCTGTTGAAGTTTGATCTAAACTTCCGTCAACAATTTGTGTTATTGTTGTACCGTCTGTTTTTGTAATTGTATAGCTCATTATAGGACACCAGTAAAAATTATATAATTTATAGTTGCATAAGGATTCATTATTGTAACTGCTGAGCCTAACGTACTTGCAATAATGCCGCCGCTATTTGGCAAGCCAGAGCCCGTACTCGAGTTTGGAAGTCCGAGTCCCGGTACTGCGGCTGTATCACTAATTCCGCTGGGCAATCCTGCCGCATAATATTGTGCAGAAGTGCTACTAAGATTATGTTTGTGATCTGGTAAATTATTAAGTGTTAGAGTAACTGTTTGGGCACCTGACCCTGTACCAACTATGTCAGCTGTAACGTCGGTGACTCTGTTAGCGGAGCCGCCACCTGCGTCTATTAAAATGCTAGCATCGTCTCTTGATGGAATTCTTTGGTCGTTATCCATATTATCTCTGCCTAGGGGAAATCTTCCCCTAAGATCAGGAAGAGCAAATGTTGCGGCACCTAGTAATAATGTAGCTGATTTGTAAGTGTATCCTATAACTCCGTATAGTTCTGGATAATTAGCAGTTTTAACTTCGCTACCATCGCACAATAAATAACCATCTGGCACACTAGTACCTGCGTATGGCATTATTGCGCCCACAGGAACAGTTGCTACATGTCTTAGCAATGTTTCTTTAGTCATGCGTAATAAATTTGTACTACCAGCACGGTAGACTAATACTTGATCAGATAACAATGAATCAGTGGCAGCAGATTTATTACTAATAAAATTTTGGCTAATTGTTGTTGTAAATGTTGCAGTTCCTAAAGAACTTTGTCCAGTAAAACTAATATTGTCACTGCTAACATCTCCTTGCATACTAAAAACTGTTGGACTGGCTAGTCGGGCGGCTGATCCACTAATACTACCTTGTAATGTTCCGGTAAATGATCCAGTAAAATTTCCGCTAAAGGTATCAGCATAAACATTTCTAAATGATTTTGTTTCTGATCCAATATCAAATATACCAGTAGTACTTGGCAATATTACAGAGCCCGGTGATTCTAATCCTGTAGTAGGATCTAATGTATTTAAATATAGTTTTCCGTTGATAGTTGCATCTTTGCCAATTCTGATATTTTTAGTTACTGAAAGTCCGCCTGTTGTTTTAATACTTGCAGTGGTTAAAGATGATGCATCGGTGGTACTAGTTATTGAAACATCACCGCTGGAAGTAAATGTACCGGCAACATCTAATGTAGCAGTAGGTGCAGTATTATTTGATCCAATTCCTACTCGGGCTAATGCATCTATATGTAATACAGTGACTGGTATACTGTTGTTGTTTAATCGAAAATCAACACTGTCGCCGCTTGATTTCGAGTATAAAACCGTACTCGTACCATCGCGGCCAATGTTGAAACTTGAATTACTACCAATAGTTAATCCGCCGTCAGCTCGAATAGTTAACGGAAAATTACTAGTACTAGAAACATCTGATCTTAAAAAGTTTACGGATGGAATTGATACACCAGTTACCAACAGTGCGTCAGCATTACTTGCAGTTCCCCATATCCTTGATAAACTTGTAGTATTGGCCGAATCAACTGAACTAAGATTGAAACCTTGATTAATAGTGGTAAATCCTACAATTGTTGACTTTGGAGTAAATGTTTCTTTGCTTATAATTGCTAATTGATAGTTATTAGCATATAACGATATTACACTGTGAGTTACATTTGAAGTGTCAACAATAGTATCAACTACTGTACCTGTTAAGCTACCAGAACTAAACTGCGGGCCAACTAATAACCAGTTACTACCAGAGAACACATATAGCTGTGCTGTTGTAGTATTAACCCACAAGTCTCCAGGATTACTATTTGCCGCTAGTGGTGCGTTACCTGCTTTTTTTACAGATCCTGCCGATGTCCAAATAGTTCCATCAAATACTTTTAACAAACTTACACCGCTTGTATTGTCGTACCACAATTGACCTTCAATTGGATTTGCTGGCGGATTATTATTTGCAAAATTTTCTAATAAGTGTAAAAAATTGTTTGCAACAACCGGAGCATATCCTGCATAATTTTTTCCTACAAAAGTTAAACTTGTTTGCGAATTTAAAGTTTGATCTGCAACAGTTAGCGCAGGTTTTGCAGGGTTAGTTGTTTCGGTAAATGTAACTTGATAACTCATTTGTTATACTCCTACAATGCCGGTTAAACTTTGTATCCGAACAGTATAATCAATTTGAATTAATCTGTTAAGACTTTTTTGTACTGGGTGAAAAATAACATGAGTTAGCAATAAACTATTTCCGCTTGCGCTGTAACTCTTCAATCCTAATTCATCAAAAACAAACAAACCATTTGCATCTGTTGTATTATCAAACGCCTGTTGCCCTGAAGTGTTACCGTCGCCGTAGTCTAATAAACAAGTTACAAATACATCGGTATAATTTGTCCCAGTAACATGTCTAACTTCAATAAAGTTTCTGCTAGGGTCTGCATTATTACTGGAATTTTGATTAACTACTTTTTGGAAAGTTTGATTATATAAACTGGCATTTGACCCTGAACTATTTGGTGTCAAATAAGTTATAATACCTGTTGGATCTATGGCCGTTCCGCCGTTGCCAAACGCCATTTCATAAACAAATCCAGTGCCGCTATTTGCTATGCTATTAGCTAATGCTATACTGATATTTTCGTAATGTATTGCATTACGTTTATTAATATAGACGGTTTTAGACTCAGGATCCCATATTTTAATATGTCCTTCGATGTGAATTCCAGTTGTTTCTTGACTCTGCATAGTGAACTCTCTTTATATTATATTTATCATTGTTTATTATCTGCTAGTTTAATGTTATATCAACGCTTGGGCTAGGAAATATTCCCAATCTAACGTTCATAACATAGCCAGTTGCAGTGTTTATTGTTATTGGTAAAGTTGCTGATCCATTGCTAACTGTCATTGTACCAACTAGCGGCTTATCGATATAAGAAACGGAAAAGGGAGGAGTTGTGGTGGTAGATAGGGTAGACCATCTAGCGTTAACTCCGGTATGAATTTCAACTCTTGCTGGGTATTGTTCGTAAAAAGTAGCTTCATAAATCATAGTAGGAGTGGTTTCAGCGGAGTTATAAACATGGTGTCCTTCCCATCTAATTCTAAATGTTCTATTTGGAGATGTTCCTTCAATCCCGTGATAAATTCGAAACGCTTTATTATCTGCCGCAGATATCATAATTTTAGGGTAAGGAGGCTCAGCTGGGCCTAGTTGCGCATAGGCAATAGATCCTCCACCAAATGTGATATAAGTGTTAGTACCTATATACACAGTGCTGTATGTTTGGCCTAAATATGTAATGTTGAATGGCAGCGGTACAGTCCAATATCCATCGTCTCCACTCGATGCTCCTGTATATACTAATCCAGCTGGCGCAGTTGGAGTTGATAATGTTAGAGATCCTGCGCCAAGTAGGTTGTTTGTGATAACACTGTGAGTTGCAGATCCAGAAATTGTTTCAATTCTATTACCAGTATTTGGTCTAGTATCAAAAAAAGCTGAATTAAGTATAGTAGCGCTCGATGAATAAACACCGCTTAGGCCAGTATCTAGTAATGTAGGAGTAGTTGTTTCTGATTTTGGTTTAGCTGTTATTAAATATTGCACGTCTGTTCCGTTTGGAATATTAGTAGTAAATGTAATAGTTGCAGTTTGACCATTAGTTCTTGTTGCAAAATCTGTTGCCAAAGCAAAGGTTGCATTTTTATTAAAACTGTTTACAGTATTTCTTCTTGGGTAGGCTTGGCCACTAGGTGGTCTATGTTTATCAACGACTGAAGGAAACGGTGTTGGATAATATCCTCCAACGTCTGCTGTTGGGTGTCTTGTTCCACGAAGTATAAGCATCTGTACGTTACTAGACGAATTAAATGATGGGCCTGCGTCTTTAGAATCTTGAGCTCCGCCACTAGTACTTAACATAGTAGAAGGGCAAGCATTCTTGATATATGCTCTAGCATCAGCTTGTGTCATTCTAGGATATTTTTCAGCAAGACATGCAAGTACGCCAGCGGTCTGGGGACCGCTCATGCTAGTACCCGGACATTTTTTAAAATTATTATTAGTAGTGTCTGTTAGACCTAGTGCCGCTACTCGAGGATCTGTAGTATTGGTGTTATCATACAAATCTGAATTTGCTTTCCAAATACTTTGAATTCCAGAGCCAGGTGCATAGCAATCAATACGAGGGCCATAATTACTAAATTCTGCTTTGTAATCTCCAACTTCAATCGAAGTTGCATCATATATATTTGTAGATGTTTCATTATGTTGACCACTTGCGCCAGAGCAAATAATTTTTGTACTTTCGGTGCCGCCATCGGCAGCTCCAGGACTACTGCCACGATGAATGTAATATGTTGTGCCGTTCTGTATCATGGTATTATTATAATCCAGGCCGCCTATTGAATCTTGGTAAAAATAACTATTACCTGCACTTGCTACAATAATTACACCTTCCGCCATTGCTTCAATCATATCAACATCAGTTGCAGTATTTCTTGCAGGAAATGCGCCTCCAATATTTAATCGAGCAATATTTTGTATAACGTTTGCATCCCAAACATACGATCCTTGTGTACCACTTGTTGGAAAATATTCAACGCCTCGGATTGTTAGTTTAGATATTGAAGCAGTTGATAAGGCGCCGCCTCGATAACCCCAACTGTTATTCATTACTGTGGGATTTTTTACACCAGTTAACGGATTAACTGGTTTATTTTTGTGGAATTCTTTTACATAATCAATTGAGTCATTATAGGTTAAATTAAAAATGTTTGCATCTCGTGCCCATCCTTGTGTATTACCAGCAACAGTGCCTGTGGTGTGGGAGCCATGTTCTTGTAGTCTTTCAGCACTGTAAGGGTATTCTCCCACAGCTCCGCCAGTAACTACTGGATTATGCTGGTACCAATTGTATTCTACCATTCGAGGGTAACCAGTACCATCTGGGTTTTTTTGATATTCTAATGTTGTTGGATATGGGCATCCATCGTCCATAATTACAACGTCAACATTTCTGCCAGAAGAATCTGCTATTATAGAAGCTGATTGATTGATTGTTCCTGTTGATCCCCAGTTACTGATGTCTGTTGCTCTAAGAACACGAAGTAGTCCCCAATTAATATCTGTTGCACTACTTGCTACAGCTTTGTTAAATTGAGCAGATGTTTGTTCAAAACTAAAAGGCGCTTTAATGAATCCAAGGTCTTCAGGATTCAATTCAACTGCCAAAACTCGCGGATCATCAAGTACCAGTGCCGCTTCATCATACGTCATCATATATTCAGTATTCCTACTCGATGGTTTACGATTAACGCATTCTATTGATCTAATAGGTAATACATTATTAATGCCGCTGCCGTTTGTTTCCATGTTGTCATAAAATTCTGTTGAATCTTCAAAGTTTTTTAAAGTAACAATATACTTTTTTAAACTTTTATCATCAGGATTACCAAGATGTGGAATCGGATCTGTCATGTTATACCTCTAGTTGAACTAACTTCATTGTTATTGTAATTGCGGCAGTACTACCGCTTCTATTAACTACTTTAACTTGTATATCAGTTGACGGAGATTCTTCATCGTTAAACCCAAATACTGCTGGAGAAAATATCTGTGTACTTGCGCTGGTTGTAATAACTTCTGCAATTACTCCTGATCCTGGTGTTGGATCGGTAGTGATGGTTCGACTTGCATCCGCAGTTCTTGCGGCGGAAGAAGTATAAACAGTTACCCATGCGGCGACGGAAGTTTGGATGCTTAATAGCATATAACTTTTCCAACCAGTTATAGTGATGTTGCCAGCGGCGTTATTTGCTAATGATGCGGTTGTAGCATTAGTTGAGTTTCTTGCAGCCAATGCGGTGTATTGAGGAATATTTAAAGTGTTGTTACTAAAAGTGGCCTGGCCACTTGATCCATTTGTAGTTAGACTAATAGGTGCTTGATAATCAGTTCCGGCTATTGCGGCACTTACGTTACCACTCACTCCACTGCTTTTTAATATACCAGTAGCACTTACTGGTGCTTGATAATCCGTTCCTGCAACTGCGGCAGAACGAGTTGTTCCTGACGATTTTACAATACCAGTAACACTTTGCGCTGATTGATAATCAGTACCAGCAACTGCGGCAGTAAGAGCATTTGCTCCATTGCCTTTAACTAATCCTGTAATTGTTCCAATAGGTGATTGATAGTCAGTACCGGCAACTGCAATTGTTAATGCACCAGTTGTAGTTGTACTTTTTATAATACCAGTTGTCAATGCGCCAGTACCCGGAGCATAATCAGTTCCACTAGTTGCGGCTGATATTGCAGTACCGTTGCCTTTTAACATACCAGTGATGCTGGTTGTTATTGTGATTGCAGGAGTTGAACTAGATGTGGCTACAGTGCCGGCAAATCCATTTAACGATATAACACTCACATTAGTAACTGTACCGACACCGGCGCCGCCGGATGTTGAATCTGCATCATTAATCCATGCAACACCATTGTATTTTAATACTTGGCCTGGGCTTGGCGAAGTTATAGTTACATCTGATAATGTGCTCAAACTATCCAAAATAACAGAACCCGGTATCCAATTCGAACTTACAGAATTCCATACTAGTGGTTGTCCATTTGTCGGTACGTTAGTTGCAGTGTTAACATCGCTTAGTGCATTGATGCTAGTTGAAGAATACGCGGCTGGTATAGTTGGCTTGTTAGTCAAGTCGGTATAACTTCCACTTGTTGCTACTGTAGCAAGGTTGGGAGTAGTAAATGGTTGCCAACTAACAGTAACGCCGTTTGTTGTTAAATATTTTCCACTGTTATTTGCCACTGATGGAATCGCTATTGGATTATTTGCCAATATTGTATACAATTCAGTAAAATTACTGTTAATTTTTGTTGCACCAGTTTTTAAACTATCTGCGGTGCCTTTATTTGTATTAATTATTTGCTGAGACATTTTATTATTTTTCCTTTATTCCCATGTATTTTCATCACTATCAAAAAATCCTGTAGCTCTATTATCAAAAGTTCCAGTGTAGATAGTTGATATATTATTACTATTGTACCAAATTCCTGGGGTTGCTTTTAAAAATTCAGTTATGGCGCCGGTATCGTATTGTATATTTAACGTACTATCCCAATCTGTGCCCATTCTCTTAACAACAGTTACTTTAACGCCTACATCAACAGGCGTAGTTAACCTGACAGCTGTCGAAACACCGTCTACAGTAAACTCAGCTGCCATTAATTGGTCAAGATTAGTAGGATTTAACGATGCTACTGAACTTTGTAATTCGTGGTGCACCTTGTAGGGAATTTTCTTTAATCGAGTATTACCAACAAATAACTTCCAATAGCCTAAATCATAGTCTTGTTTAAAAGTTGTCTTACTAGTATGCGAAACTGTTGCTTGATATGTGTAACTTCCTGAAATAACTAATGTGCCAACTGTATAAGGTATAGCAGAAGTCCACACAGTATCAATATTGTAGCCGCCAATAAACACTTCTAGTTCATCGCATTGCCCGTAAGAAGTAGATATTGCAGTACCGGTTCCTGTTGCCGATTTAGCTATTGTTACTAAACTGTCAACAGCATATAATACTCCAGTAGTGTTGGCAACTGTATTCCAATCAGTTGTGCCTAAAGTAACAATCTTGTATTGACGACCTATTGTAAAGTTCATAGCCGTTTCTACAACCTTTGTAGGAATAAAATTTAAATTAATAACAGCCGATCCGTCTGACTCTATTTGTTGTATTACAGAAGATTCATTATAAGGTAAAGTTTCTGACGGGCCTATATCTTGTACTAAAGTTCCAGCATTATGTTGTAATGGTACTCCAGTTCCTAGTGTACCTCGGCGCAATTTGCTTAGAACATTACCAGTAAGTCCAAAAAACTCAATACGTTCACCTCTAATCTCAATTATACCTGGACGATTTATAGCGGCATTTGGAATGTCAAAATTGCTAGCATCTTCAACAATAATTGTAGTGTCGTTAAACGCTAGCGGCTGTAATAGCTGAGTTTGTTTATTTTTACTTAATCTCTTGTAGTGTACTCGATTTAACATATCTTTAAATTGCATATAGGATATAGTTGATCCTAACACATTGTTGCCAAATGTAATTAAAGTGAATACATCGCTGATAGCCGGTTTAGTTGCAAGTTGAATACTTTGTTTATTGTTGTTTAATTTGTAATCCACCGACGGTACTAGTAACGTATTATTTTTTACAACCCATACGTATTCGTCAGAAATTACAGTCCTATCAAGTGCAATTAATCCAGACAACGCTTCTTTATAAGTATAGAACTCTGCTGAATTTTCTGTTATTGATAAATTTGTACTAATTGTAATTGCAGTTCTTTGTATGTCTAATATATCGTGATTATAAGAACTAATAACTTCAACTAAGTCAGAACTTGTATAAGCCTGCGAAAATACAATCGTATTGTTAGTTGAATTATATACATACCCTTGCGAATTATTCACTGTTACTACCAGTGTTTGATTAACATAAGTTGCATACGTTATCTTGTTTATTTTAATAGTCAAGCCGCCAAGATCCACAGTGTAATCAGTTCCTAATTTTAATACTGTTGTTCCAACAATAACTAAAATATTTGTGATAGGAGTAGAATACGGCACAATTTTCGTTGCGTCAATTTTATAAGACAATTTGTTATTTTTTATAGTAAAATAACTGCTAATAGGCGAAGGTAGAATAGTTTGATTTACCCTAACAATCATATTTGCCTCGGCAGGTAAATTGTTTCCTATTGGAAAAGCTAATGTATAAGTGTGCGTTCCTGTAGTAACAATTCTTTCTTTTTTAGTTATTGCAAATGTTTGCTGATTACCCGAAACAATAACATAATGTATTAATGCATTGGTAGCAGGTGCTGTGGCAAATCGTAAAGCAACACGTTTAGCAGTTTCATACGTTGCATCTGTTTGGAATAATACTGGGGTTGCAACAACACCGTCTACATAAACAATATTAGTAACTGCTGACAACCATGGTGCTTTAGTAATAAATTCAGTAGTTGTCCCATCGCCAACAAAGTAATCAATATCTAAAATATTATTACCGTTAAAGCCTATATTATAAATGCTTACTATTTCACCGGTTGCTGGCGGTGTTAATAATGCTACTTCTCTAGCTCTATAGTCAACAGTGTATTGATCTGAATTTAAGATAACATTAGATTTCTTAACAATAACCGATTCTGCACTATTTGGGGTTTGAGACATTTTAAATGTTGTCGTCGACGAATTTCCAATAAAATTATCAACTTTAATGTTGGCTGCTCCTGAATTTGGTTGGTCATATACTTTAATAGCAACTGTATCAACTACTTGTCCAGGAATCACTTCTTCAGGAGCAGGACTACTAGTTGGTGTTACAAATCCGTCTCCATCTAGTATGATATCATCAGCGGCATATCCAGTTGCACTAGTAAATGTGCCACTGGTATAATTACCGTCAAATGCTCCACCACTTAATGTAGTGTCGTAGTCTGTATCTTGAGGAATAAGGGAACCGTCGCTTGTGCTCTTTCGAAGTATAAATTTATCGCCGTCGGATACTACAAACGTATTTGGAATTGTTACAGTATTTAAATTTCCATTTCCAATAAATGTAGATATAACTGCATTGTCGTTAGTTTGTTGGGGCGTTCCAAAATTTTCGTCGTCTAATTTAACACTAGGCAACGTGCTAGTAATATTAATAACACTTCCAGAAGTTAAGGAATTTGTTAAGTTTACAAATCCGTTAGAAATCACTATGTCAGTGTATTTATTTAATGCTCTAGTAAAGACAATTGTTGCCGCTGTTGGAACCGTAACATATATTATTTGGTTTAAAAGAATTTCTGTACTATTTAAAATTGTTTTAATTACAGTGTCAACCCCAAAAGAAGATGCAGAAGATGTAGTTACCTTGTCGCCGACTCTTAATCCAACTGTACTGCTTAACGATAACGTTGCAGATCCCGCTATACTCTTTGTAAAATATAAAGTACCGTTAGGCTGTACGTTCGGTGGAGCAGTTAATGTAACGGTATCGGACGTGGAATTAATTAATAATACGGTTTGTTTTGAAGTAAACCCTGTGCCTAATATAGACATTCCTGGTAATATTCCAGTAACACTCGCTACTTTTACCACAACTGAAGTTGGATCATATGTTCCTACTGGAATATAATTTGTTGACGTGCCGCCAGCCGCTACACTTCTTACTAGAGATGCGGTAGGATTTGTTCCAATAAAAGTATATGAATAAGTTAATACATCAGTTACCACAGGTATTGTAGTTAAATTTAAACCTACGTAATATGTGTTAATTTTAGTTCCTGGTGTAGGAATATAAGGTAACATAAAAGAACGTGTATTAGCCGCGACGGTTAGTATGTAGTCGTCAAACAGTGGATCAAAACTGTCCCATTTATCTGTAAACCACGGTGTTGTTCCCCAACCCGAACTAACATCAAATCCAAGACCTTGTACTATTACTCCACCGTAATCTACTCCAGTCATCAATTGCGATAAATCATTACCAATATCGCCAGCTTGCGGATTATAATAATGATGTATTCTATCGGCAGCGTTTAATAACGACTGATTCTTTAGATAAACAATTTTAATAACTTGGCCGGTAACAGGCTGAGTTCCCGGTTTGAATGTCAATAATCCCGAATACTTAGTGTAGTCAGTTTTTGTTGTGACTGTTGATAATGCGTAATTTTCTCGTAATACTGGAATATCGTTAATTGTAAGCGTTGATGATCCAATAGTGATATCCGGAGCATATGTGAGTTTATATTGTAAATTTCCAGTAGTATTAATAAATTCTGTTTCTTCTAAGTTAACAAAGAAATGAGAACTTGTTATTCTATCAAATTTTATTTTAATTAGGCTTGATCTAATAACACCGTGGAATTCCGAAGAGGATACACTATTTCCAATAATTGCTACAGCCCGCGCCGCAACGCCGGTTGACGATAATCCGCCTATTATTGATATGGTAGGTGCTGACAAGTATCCAGAACCATGTGTAAGTAAAATAATTCTATTAATAATACCGTTTGTAAAAAATGCTCGGGCCGTTGCGCCGCTGCCGGAATCGTTTGTAATTTTTACAACGGGTTCTCCAACATAACCAGATCCGCCATTAATAATTGTTATATCTGTTACAATAAACCCAACGTTATCTAACCAGTTTTTCCAAGGATATTGTCTAATGGTAGCATCGTCTGCTGTTACTGTACCTCTATTCGCATTGGTAGCTATTGTTGTTATTGCATTATTTCTATATATTGGAGGCAAGTCAAAATCTGAAACCATAGTAGAAGTCGGATCTACTAACTGGTAACTACTAACATATTCTCGAATTTTAGACTTAAATGGTTTAACTTCATTTATATAATCTTGAAAATTTGACAAGTTGTCATTATTATAGGTCACTGGTGTTGATAACTTTCCAACATTGTGTCTTGCTTTAATAAAACTTGTTTTAAATATCCAATCTAAGTAAACTTGTTCGCTCAATGCGTATCTTACAGTAGTGAAAAATAAATTTAAATAATTTATTTTTAAATCATCAATAAAAATATCATTCTTCAAAGATTCTAAAATAATTCTAAGTTCTAAAGTAGGACTATTATCAAATGCTATTCCGTCATAAGTTGTTCCGTCGTATCCAGTACTAACCGTTGAAGATGTATATAATGCAGAATTTAATTGTATTGTTCCGTTTTCTAGTCCCACTACTTTATACATTTGTGTATAATCAAACGATTCTACGTTGGATATTTTTTCTAATAGCGACCAACCTGTAGTAGTTGTACGAACTTTGATAATTTGGCCAACGGAATCAGCTAGTGTTTGTAAATCTGAAACCATATCTACTGCATGATCAATTGCAGTAAACTGACTGTATCCCGGTGCAAACCAATCAGTTTTATTCCAATATATAGTTACATCATATGATTGAGATTTAGTGCGTGACCACAATTTCCCAACTGGATCGTATGAGTATATGCTCCAAACGCCTTGAGCTTCGGAATCGCTTGCTACCAACACTGAATAGTCTCGAACTGTAGCAACAGTATTGTCGTCATATCCTTCGCCTGAGTTTACAATAGTTACTCCGATAATTTGCCCCGTGCCGTTACTGCTTAATATAGCTTTAACTATTGCTCCTTCGCCATTGCCTGATATTGAAATGTAAGGCGCAACTAAGTAGCCTCGGCCTGAATACGAAATATTGATATCTGTTATTTTGCCATCGACAATAGTGCAACTGCCAAATATAGGTCTTCTAAAAGCCCCAACGTTTACAAATCGTAATTCTTCTGATGTTTCTTGGGTAGTATCGTACAACCCAGATACTAAATTAGGTGCTGATTCTTTTACATCGATGTTTGAAATATTTCGACTGTCAACAACTGGATTTGCTAATAACACAGTATTGGCTTCTTCGATTAATTGTTTTAATGCTTCAAATCGATTAATAAACATGCCCTGACGAGGCCTATTTTCTACGCCGTAACGAAGTTTTTCTGCTAACGTTAAATCTGGAACATCCCTTCCCATTGCATCTTTGCCGCATAAACTATCAAACCATTTTTGTTCAAGATGAGAAGGTATTACCGTAGCAGAATCGCTATTAATAATTTTCCATTGGCTGTGTATATTCTGGGATGGAGAATCTACCGTCCAATATTCTACAGACAATACTACGTTAGCATCTTGCAAATAGTTGACGGCATTTACTAAACTAAATGAGTTTGGTCCAGTTAATGCAAGATATGTGTAAGCCGATCCTCGTGGATTCTCAATTAAACTTGCAACATCGCTAGCTGATAAATTTCTGCTAGGTACGTTAGGAATAGTTTTTTTATTTTTTACCCAGTAATAGTAAATGTATTTCTTTGTTTGAGTTCCGGTATCAAATCTTTCTTTTATAGAATAAACATTATTTCCATATAAACTCGTACCGCTAATACCGTTGGCTATTCCAGCTTCTGTATCAGCCTGAAGGTCCCAGGCTGCTGGTAATACTGTACTTTCAACCCATTCATACAAGTCTACTGTTGCACCAACTGCTAACGAATTCCATACGCTATTTCTATAGACTACAGAATCGTCATATGCGTCAATTAATTTTGTAGTTCTTAAATCCCACCAAATGTAACCGACTTGTTCTTTGCCCCATGGTGCCGCGGCGTCAACTGTTACATCATTGTTAGCATTGCTAACTGAATAGATGGCAGGATCATAATAACATGAAAATTTAATTTCTTCTCTAGCAGGGCCTGCAATCTTACCTTGTGCCAAATCGATCACATCTACATATTTTACCAATTCGCCAGTAGCTTTGTTGTATAAAAATGCAGATTTAACTTTGGAAGGATCTGGTACAGTTATTTGCTGATGTTTAATATTCCAGCTAAATGTATTTTCTTTTTTCTCGTAATCAATTACTATGCCAGATTGTAAATTTTGATCGGATTCAAACGGCGCTGTTACAATAATATGATTATTGCCAGTTGCTATGCCTTGACCAAAACCTGAGCCGGATGTTTGTAAATTTTCTAAAGTTTCGCTATAAATCCATTTTGTGTCATACATATCATATACATCAACTCGGCCAGATTCAGCGGCTAGCTGTGATATGTTAGTAGAATCTTTATCAAAAATTGTTTGATTTTCGTCGAAGATAGTTTTTAGAACAGTGTCTTGATCAGAACTATAAACAACAATAGTTTTGTAATCATCAATAAATGCAACCTTGCTTCCAAAATATCCTGAATTTTCTGGATTGTGATTTTTCAATGTCTGGTATGGTACAAATGCAGATGCTATAAATTTGTAAATAGTTACCGTTCCTGAATCTTGTTTTTCATTGTCTGCTAAACTGTCAGAAATTACCAAATAGTCTGCGGTATCGGAAATATCAACACTCTTTCCAAAATTTAAATTAGTACCCGTTAGAGTTTGAGATAACACCCCTAATTTATAAATTTTAACTTGACCGGATAACGAATTATTGTTGGCAGTAACTACTAACGTGCTGTCGTCATCTGTTGTTACTATTCCTGATCCAAAGTGTCGATCTGTAACATCTCCAGATAACGTTGCTGACAAATTAAATCCCCAGCCCACTGTTGAAAACTCAATTAACCCTGTCGGTGTTATATCTGGTCTTTGTGAAATTGTTAATGTTTTTGAATCAATTACAGCCGTTACTAGTTGGCCGGAGCTGAATCCGACGCCGGTAATTAACATGCCGGGTAACACTCCTACCGTAGAAGTAACCGTTAACGTAGTATTTGAACTACCAACAGGATTATAATACGTAGTTGCTTGGACATCTTCTGAATGTTCAAATTTATAAACTCGGCCAGCGTTATTATTATAACCAATAGCTGAGATGTACAGTATGTCATTAGCAAATGCTAACTGCGATCCAAATTTTTCATTAGCAGTTGGGAACGGGCTTACAATTGTATCTACTAGTGTAAAAATATTGTTAGCATCCTTACTATATAAACTGACAACTCCTTGTTCTGCTAATCCACTACTAGTTCCACTTAACAATGTTGGAACATATTTTATTTTTTTCCAAGATATTACATTTGGTATTAATCCTGCAACACCGTCTGGTCTTGGCATTGTGCTATTGGTGTTATTTTGTAATGCTTGATAAAATCCAGTGTATATACTACTGTTACTTAGGTATACAATATCGTCTGTAACATACGACGTATTAGTATTAAACTCACCTTTTAATTTTGTATATGCGTTACTTGCCAACGGACTGCCAGTAGCTAACCATTTTCCGTCAAACGATAATGCAACAACGGTTCCTAATTTAGATTCGTTAGACAAATAACTGACAAACGGCTTAGTAACAAGCTGTCGTTGTATCCACGGAGAATTGTATCCAGATTTATCCCATATTTCTATGTCACCTGAATTAGAACCAATTGCAATGATTTTTCCCAATTTTGTAGAAGAAATAATCTTTCCGTAATTTGCGCCGTCAACGGGCGAAGAATTTGGAATAAGGTTTCTACTGTATATAGGAGAATATTCCCATACGGACCAGTTATTATTACTATCAGAATCAATCCATAATTTATCACCTGGGATTAAAGTCGGTCGTGTTAGATTATCAACTAAGTCCATTGACGTAGATCGTTGGCTAACAAATTTAAAAATTACTATTTTTTGAGATTGCGTGAAAGGCGGCGCCCAGCTTGCAATTGTTGCGGAAACCGTAAATGTATTCAGTGATACTGAAATAATTTTATAAAATCCTTTTATTAAATCAACCTGATCTATACCTATATACGATCCAGCGGTAAAATCTACTAACTCGCTCAGTGTAATTGTTAAAGTTTTTGCACTACTGCTATAATCCACAGCAGTAACATTGACGCTGGCATTGATATATTTGTAAACATTCCAGCCAGTACCTTCGAAGGTAACTGCTATAGATATGTTTGGTTGGAATGTTGACGGATCTGCTAATAAAACATCGTTTAGAGATTTTATAGTTGTGTATACTTCATCAGATCTAAAATAGCCTGCGCTTCTTAAATAAGGACGATAATTTTGCAAAACAGGCCAAGGGTTAGATTTATATCCAACTGGTTTTAAATATACCTGATTTGAATTATACGTAATTATGAAGTCGTTCGGGTCATCAAGATTTTCTGATAGATAAAATCCCTGGGGATTACTTCTAATCTTAGATTCGTCTAAGATAAATTCAATTGACTCAAACGCTTCGCTTGCTCCGTACTGACCTGTTCTAATTGCCCACTCTTCGTAAAATGTTAAACTTTCTTCGCCAATGGCAGATTTCACATCAAATAATTTGTTTAAACTGTTTTGTGTTCCTTTTTCGCGAATCATTCCTTGATAGAATTTAAATTCGCTTACATCATCTTTAATAATGTTACTTAGATATTGTCTCTTTTGATAGCCAATTAAATGTTGGGCTAATTGTTGTTGCGCAGTGTCGAAGTTATCGCTATCTAAACTATAAAAGTCTGTGAATTGTTCTGCCTTGTATGTCCAGTTTGGCAATAGTTGTGTTACTGGTTTCTTATCTAACAATATCCAGTCTTCGTTAACAAAGGCAACCGCGCCTGGTAAAAATCTACTTGCAGTATAATAAAATTGTTTATATTTTACAATATCACCAAGGTCGTAATCTTCCCAAGGTGTCCAATTCTGTATCTCGGCAACATCAAGAATAAATCCAGGAATGTCTAGTCCACCGTACCAATTGGTGCTAACGTATCCTGAAACTTTAATTCTATCTTGTTTATAACCAGTTTCTGGTTTAAAAATTGTATCATTAAATATGGTAGTGTTGTTTAACAAGACAACATGTTCTTGTTGTATTAAATAAAATGTTGCGCCGTATATGCCGTCTTCACTTCGAGGACTATAACTAACGGCATTGTCTTCTCTATAAGAATTAATAAAAGTTGGTTCAAGTGGTGTCCCGTCAACTTTAAAAATTTCATACCCGTTAAACGGATTACGAATATCATCAATTACACTTAATTCTGTTTTAAATGTGAGCTTTGCGGCAGATGGACTTAGACTTATTGCCGATCCACCTGTACTACCAAGTCCATCTAATTTTGTAAAATCAGTTTCTAAAAATACTGAAGAAGTTGAATTTGTATTAGCTTTGAAATAGTCGCCATTATATCTAACTATGTCACCGAACGTCATACGCATACCCGGTGTCCACTCTGCCCATTTTTCCTGGCCGTTGCTCCAATTTTGTGTTGTCCAGAATAAAAATTCTTTGGCACTAGTTTCCCAGTTAGTAACTGCATTTAATATTGGATTAAACTCGTCAAATATAAACCCTTCGTCTTTTAACCACTCGCCGTATCCTAATAAGAAATCAACAACTTCTTGTATCTTTTCAAATTTTGTACCATACGGACTAGTATTAATAATAGACTTATCCCACGACTTTCGTATCACCGCATCTCTGCCGCCTATGATTGGTAAACGCGGTAGTGCTTCGTAGTAAGAGTCGTTGAAAGAATTTGAAGTTGTGTGTGTTACTGTTGACCTAAAGTATTGATTATTATACTTGACAACTTGGCCAGCGCCAAATTGCTCGTTGGCCGTCCACGTGACAAAATTCTCAGATATTCCACCTATGTTTATAGTAATGCCAGACTGCTGGTATTGGTAGTATTTAAAATAAGGAGTACTTCTACTATAGCCCTTGATCTCGTACCCATCAGATAATTTGCTGACAATTACTCCGCTATAGGTTAATTTTTTTATAGGGGAAGACGAATTTAGGATTACCGTATAATCCTCTGGAGGTACAAATACACTGCTAGTTGATAGTGGAGATTTAGAGTCTAACAATAATTTAAATTTTTCTTTTGATGTGAATGCTCCAACTCGATGACTCAATCGTGTATTAATATAAGTTAAATCATAAGTGTAAGTCTCATATGATTTTAAATTATCACTTAGAATATAATTTATAATATAGTTAATAATTCCCGATGTCTGAACACGACTGGTGCTAGAATAAATGCTTGGTAATTTGATATCTTCAGATTTAATTCGCAATCCAGTTTCGTTATAAACTAGTTGTCCACAACGATTCCGTATTATTCTAGATCTATCTAATAATTTTCCAAAAGTATCAGAAGGTTTTAATAAAAGTGCAGTTAATATTGCACTAAATGCATAGTGACTACTTCTCTTCCAAGCAGTTTCAACCGGACTGCCGTCACCAAATACAAAATCTGTTTGAGAGTGAGCAGTTATTGTTCCTTTAATGAATCCAGATACTAACGGATTAACTAAATTACCCACTGAGTCTACTGGTAAGTGTTTTAATAAAAAAGGTTTAATATATTTTTTTAATTGCACTGCTGGAACAGCCGGATTGCGTACAAAGCCTTCTGATATGTCTTTCCACATCACAAGGTTATCGCTGGTGTACGGTGCAGGACCATACAGGGTTTGCCACCAAGCTGGTTCAATACTGAACCCTAACATTTCCCAAGGACAAATATGTGGACGGTCTGTATCATAAATCCATTGATAAATTCCGCGCCAATATCCCGGAGTCTCTTGTCCGTCAGGAGTACTAAATGAACTGTATTTAAAAGTAAAAGGATTATTTCTATCAAAACTCAACGGTTTTGTAAAATCTCTATCAACTAATGCAGACCATTGATAGAAAGAAGGAGCCAATACTTGATTAAATTCTTTTCTAGAATAATCACCAGGTCTATTATAGCTAGGTAATAGTTCTGCAATATCAAAAATTTCTGTATTGTATTCTACTTTGATATTATTAAAAATTCGTTTTTCTAATTCCAAGATGATTGCATCTCGATAATCGGCAACGCCGTTGGTGCCGTATGTCCCGTATGCAAGAACATGACTGCCATCATGCCCTTGTATCATCCAACGAGGAGTAACCAATGTGGTATCCAAGTAAAGCATTGGTTTGTATTTTGGCCATATGCCTAATTTGGCTGGGGTTTCTGGAATAAAAGATCCATCTG